GATAATATTCTTATCGTCATAGTGAGCTGGTTTTGGGCCATCATCATATTTGTGATGCAATCTTTCAATTCGTTCACTAAAATTTTCAGTACGAGGTTTAACAAACTTATTCATCAAAGGCTCCAAATGGTATTCCATCAATATCTAAATTTTTTAAATACATCTTTACACCTCTGACTAATTCTTTTGCACTTTTTGGCTCTCTACCATTTTCACTAATAAATATTGCTTTCATGGTACCTGGAGACATAGAAGAAAAATCTACTGAACCACCATCTCTAAAAGTTGCAATTTTCTTTAGCTCATCAATAGGTGCTTTTTTTATATAGTCTGTAATGGTGCCCTTAAATCCATTTTCTTTTGCTTCCTCGTAAGCTCTCTCAAGTGCATTTGAAAGTTCTAACTCTATATGGTGCATTGGATCTTTGGCTTCTGCTAACTGCATTAAAATTCTTGCAGTAGACCCATCTGATTTCCCCTCTAATTTTTTCTCAACATTTGGTATTTTCATATTTACTCCTTTTTTAGTTTTGGTGCCCATCCGTCTTTAGGTATGTAATATCTGCCTCTGTCTGGATGATCCCATTCAAACGCTTTAGGCAAATCTCCATAATGTTTGCCTGTTTGATTTATTTTAGTGTGAGGCAAATCTTCATTAGATATTCTTTTGTAAGGTTTGTTTTTTTGATTTATGACAATAACATCATCTGTATTTCTAAAATTTAAAGCGTTACCACTTTCAATGGTTTCTTTAATCTGATTGAGTATTTTTTCTTTATTCAAGTCAGCTCTAACTTTATTTGCAACTTCTGCAGTATCTCTTTTTTTCATTAGTAATTCTCCTGTAATGAATGAGGCTCTGGTTCAACTTGAGTAAAACCTTGAGTTCCTAAAGATCCCTCAATAAGTTTTTTCACTTGGACGCCTACCAGTCTCAAGGTGCAACCAAGACCAGTTCCAGCAACATAATATCCAGTCGGTTTGTAGTTACATCTAAGAATAGATCCACCCCAAACATTCTTATCAATGGCTTCTAAATTGTGATCAACTAAAGTTGGTTTAAATTTAGTTTTAAAATGAAATTGGATAGTTCCATCCCCTAGATCTTGATATGGTAATGGTGCTCTTTGGAATTGATCTGTTTTATTAGGATTTTTTTTCCCCTCTATAACTAACTGCTCTTTGATAACATCATCTATAATCTTGATGTCTTCTTGAGCTTCCTCTTTGTTAACTAAGAGTTTAACTTGGTATATTCCCTCTGCACTAAACTCTGTATCTGGTTTATTTAGGTGTGGATATCTTGCTACACCAAAAGCACTTGTTTTAATTGCTGACATTTTTTCTCCTTTTATTGTTGATGTCGATTAAATTACTCTCAATCTTATTTGCCTGTGATTGTTCGTAATCATATTTATGGATAACTTTAATCTTGTTAGCCAATAGCCATCTACAAAAGGTCTGTGGTTCCCATTGATTTTCTCGTACTCCATCAATTCTAAAGTACCCCATATCAACAAGATCTTTCCCCTCTTCAACCCAATCTTTCATATACTTCTTTAGAGTACTCTCTGAAATAGATCCAAAGATACTCAATAACTGTGATTGTGAGTAAAAAGGCTTATCAAATTTGTAGTTTAGTAAAGTCTCCATATAAGGAGATATATGCTATCCTTTGAAATATTTCAAGGGATAATTATTATTTATTTTTACCCCAAAGGATACTGTCCAAATGCTTCTGAGGGATGATTCTATTGGTGCCCTCGTACTTGTAATACCCCTCTTGGAAAAAAGGTTTTTGTGGCTTCTCTGCTATTAGCTTATTTAATAATTTAACTTCTTTCTCATGGTCAAATTCAAGATCTGGGAAAAACCCGTGAAAGAATTTTTTGAAATTTCTATTGCTGACCACTGCTCTAACTGTATCTATTTTTGGCTTTAGATACATTCCTTTGTCTTCTTCTATCCTCGCCCACACAAACATAGTAAATCGGATCATCTTCCATTCAAATCTTATATTTGAGGTCTTATCTTTCTTCTCTGCTACAATTCTATAGGCCTCTCCAGGTGTTACTTTAAGTTTCTTGAGTTCATACACCAAGAAGTCCCAATCTTTCTCCCCAATAGGTTTAACTCTAGGGCCAACCTTAAAGATCTTCTCTATTCTAATCTGGTCTTTCTGTATGTCTTTCTTAGCCATTTATTCCTTATATTCATTCAAGGGATAAGGTCAATTTTTTTAAGAATTTTATCTGCTTCTGATTTTGTACTTATATTTGTTAAATCTCCCAAGCTTTGAAGTTTTTTATATTTTCTCTTTAAATGAGCAACACCATAACCAGGTGTAACATTAGCTCCTTTTCTTAAATTTTCATCAGCCCACATTGGTTGTAAATTACTAAAATGATTAGCTATCTTAAAATGTTCTTCATTTTTAGGATCTAAAACTGCAAGTGGGGTGATGTGATCTATATGCCAATCTTTAGCATTAACCCAAGTCATTTTTTTATTTGTCACTGGATGATTATAAAATTTACTTTCAATAAATTTCAACAGAAATAATTTAGAACAGCCTGTTAATTTATGCATATCTTTTCTTGTAGTTTGCACTTTTGAAAAAGTGTAAGTTTTAATTCTTTTTCTTACAAGATTCCAAAGACGTATAATTCTTCCTTTGTCAGTTGTTGCAAAATAATTTGTTCTCCATTGATAAAATTTTTTGGCATTATCTTTTGCATATACCTTTTGATATTCCTTTTTTTTCTTTTTTGTTTTTAATAATTGTAATTCCTTTTTTTTCTTATCACTTATTTTTAATAGTTTTAAATTCTCATTATGAATTTTTTCTAATTCTTCTTTTGATTTCTTTTCTTTTTTTAAATAACTAGTTCTAGATAATTTTTTTTCTGCAAGTCTTTTTGCATTAGATATTCTTACTTTTTCTAATATTAAATCTTTATTTTTAGTCTGGTATTTCTTATGTGATTTTTCAATAATATCAGGATTTTTTTTGTGATATTCTTTAACTATTAATTTAATTCTATCTTTATTCTTTAGTCTCCATAATCTAATTTTTTCTTTTTGTACTTTTTTAGCTTCTTCTGGATTTTGATATTTCTTTTTTCTCCCTTTCATTAACTAATTTTTCATTTAGGTAATTCAGATTTAGAAATTCTTTGACAACCATATAGTTTTAATTCAGGATGTTGATGCCAATAGCTACCACTTTTTGTTTTATAAGTAATCCAAACAAATCCCATAGATGTATTTGTTCTAAACTTTATATATTTAAATAACTCTTGATCATATCCAACAAACATATCTCTTGAGTATTTTTCATCATCTTTTTCTGTGTCTTGATCAGATGTTTCAAATCCATATTCACCCTTGATTAATTTATATCTTTTATTTTTAAACTGTTGATTTTCTTTATCCCAATTAAAATAAAACCAATCTTCTGTATGACCATAATAGGATGGTAGGTAAATGGACTTTCCATCCGTATGATTAGCAATCAAAGGACATTTGATAATTCTTTTTACATTCTCATTTATAAAAAGACCCATAAAATAAAAAGAAATAACAAATAAAACTACAAACACACCTAATCGTTTTTTTAATATCTTTTCCATCTAATTACATTTGGATCATTATTCATTATAATTTACTACAAGTACCTTTTGTTATTTTGTCAAAAGCATTATCAAAAGATGTTATTTCCCATTTAACAGGCTTTGCAGTTTCAAATTTTGTTGCTTCGACATATGCATAAATAATATTAGCGCCATCTATAAATACAAAATAATGTTCGAGATCACTCATGTTGTTCTTAAATCCATTATAACTATATTCCTCTTCACCTTTTTTAACTTTAATACTAGCTTTTGTTTTGGCTGGTTCTTCTAAAATAAGTTCTTTATTTTTACCGTCTTCTAATTTTAAATTATGTAGTTTCCACTTGTACCAAATGATTGTGTACTCATATTTATCTTTTGACGTCTTGTAAGGATTTTTTAATTTGCAATAATAAACATCTTCTTCCGCATAAGCATTTCCACTAAAGAGAAAGCCAAAAAGTAAAACTAAAAAAATCTTTTTCATTTAAACTCTATATAACCAATAATCTGCAACTTTCTTTTCAAAAACTGGTATTATTTTAAATTCTCTGCCTTTATCGTATTTATAACAAAGCTTTTGCATAAGTTCCTCTTGATCATAAAAATCTCTTTGACCAATCATTTCTAAAACATCTGCTAGACTAACTCTAACACCATCAATAGTTTCAACAGTCGGATTGCCTGTTGTGTTCATATCCCAACCTTTAGGGCATTTTACAGCTTTCAAATGTTTTTGACGTAGTTCAACAGCTTCCTTTCTAAATTCTTCTTCTTTACCAAAAACTTTCTTTTCAAAATGTATTGTGACCTTATCTAGAATTGTCACTACATAAAGATTTTCTATATCTTCCCTAGTAGCATTAATTGATTCTAAAATTCTGTCTTTCTTTTGAAGCACCTTTGACATTAGAAAATCCTAACATATTAATTAGTTTTTTTAAATTGATAAACCTTTGCCACTTCTTGTGCATACTCAATAGTTTCATCAATATCAGTCTTGTCATAAAACTTATCAAGTGTTGCATCTTGTTGATGTCCTGTGAGTGCTCTTGCTTTACCTGTACTGCCTAATTTTCTTTTGCTGATAGTTGCACCCGATTTTCTAAACAATTTCTTTTGACCATCTATACCTGTTAATTCAGTTAGTTTTTTCCAGGCCGTTTCAAGATATTTACATCTAGCATTATCTGACTGACAGAATTCAACATCCCCACAATTTAATGTTGAGATATGTGGATTAGGAAATAACCATTTAATGTGCTTATATTTTTTATACTGTTCTTTAGATCTTTGGTAGTCCAAGCTATCTAACACCTCTTGTACTCTATCAGTTATAACAACATATTCTTCAACTCTACTTTTGGTTATATTGTAGGGCATTGTAATGACATTCTCTTTTGGTTGATCGCCATATCTTCCCACACAGTCATAATCAATTTTTGTAGTCTCAATCTGTCTTCTGAATGTGTAAAGCATAAACATAATGGCTTCTATTTGGAACGGGTGTTCATCCCGAAGTTGATAACATCCATCTATAAGTCTCTCCAGTTGGGCCTCTTTAAACTTCATTTTGGAGTATCGGTGGCCCTTGTGTAATATCTTTTTACTTTTGGTAATGGTTACGCCCCCATGTGCTTTCCTAGTTGGATCTAATAAATCTTTATCTCCTAGTAGATTTAATTTGTTGGAAGCTCTCCACAAATATTGAAAGGCTTTTAGAGTGTTACTTCTTGCACCAAAGGTTTTACCTTTATTACAATAATTCTGAACGATCTTTGGTGTAAGTTTATCAATACCAAGTGCACCTAATTGACTGTCATAAAGTGATCTCTTGTCCTCTTCTCTACACCCTTTGTAAGCTGGATATTTCTTAAATAGTCTACTCCAAGTCATACCATCAGTTAACTCTAGGGTACCACACCCCTCGTTATCTTCTGCAAACTTTAGGTATTCTCTTCGTTTGTTGTAACCCATCAACAACCTTGAATAATCTCTAATTGATTGAAGAGCTATACTACCATCAACCAATATTCTCGGATATCCGGCCTCTGATACTCTTACAATACATTCTCTTATAGTTAACTCTTGGCTACTTTTAATTATGTCTTCATCAACATTTTCTTCATTTGGGTTTTTAATCCATACCCCAGTCCTGTCTTTTAGTTTGTTCTCTGTAACTAAATCATTCACATACTTTTCAGCTTCAAAAACACCAAATGATCCTGGTTGAAAAACGCCAATCGTGTGAGTGAAAACTTTAGATCCAACCTTGCCTTTTATAATAAAAGTTTTTCTATTACTTTTTGTATTCCATCTTATGTAAGTTCCCGTAAGATTACCGGTAACTGCACAACGAACATCAAGTCTTCCTTTAAGTCCATGTACTGAAAGTTTATCTATTGCACTGTCTCTCCATGCAACTTTGGGCAACTGGTGGGCAACTTTTGATGTCTTTTTTGTCTTCGTCTCCATACCTACATAAATAGGTACAGTATAAGGAATGTCAGCTTTTATTGGATTAATGAAACCGAGTGGGGCCTCTTAGGTTAAAGAATTTTTATGTCCTGTTGGATTTTAAGTCCTTTGTGTCTACCAATTTCACCACGAGGGCTTTGCTGAATTCGTTATACATACCAATGTTTTATTTAAACACAACCTATATCATAACATCAAATATTAAATAAATTATTCTTTGGGCAACTGGTGGGCAACTGGAGACCCGATAGAGGTACCAGTTGAAAGTCAAAAATACCTTAGTTTATTGACCCCTATGCACCCAAAAATAAAAAGACCTTTAGATTATATGACATACAAAGTCGGATTTAGACATAAGGTGCTGAAAAATACTTTTTCATAAGTACCTAACCCAAAAAAAATAATAAAAAATTTTTTTCAAAAAATATTTGGAATGAGACTGGAAGAGCTAAAAGGTTATGGAGACTTTAAAGACATCCCCCAGTCTCAAATACTTTGATTTAGACAAAAAAGTATTATTAATGCAATTACAAATATAGGACTTTCTACTTTTATTTCAAAAGTTATTTATCCTTTAAATTTCGTATGGGCCTTTTTTATTTATTTTTTTACCTCTGTTGGTAGGTGTATATTTGCTGGGGTTGTACTCGTAGTCTCTACCATTGTGATAATTTTCATCTCCCCACCCTTTGTTAGACATATTGATTAATCCAGTACCATAATTTTTTGTGTAATTTCGGTTATCCCTTAGTGAACCTCTGGTTAACTGGGAGAGCCCTAAGCTTTCTTGAAGTGTCTTTTTTCTCTCTTGTTTTACCCTATGTTCAACTTCGGGTACTAGGGCCAACTCTTCGGGTGTAAGCTTTCCTCGAAGTGCAATCATCTTTTTCATATGGTTATGGTTAGCAAAGGCCTGGTTTGGATAGTTACCTTTTTTAACTGCTACTTCATGGTTACCTCTGTTGACCTTTTTCTTATATGCTGGGTACACTTTGACTAGGGGTACATCTTGTAAATCACGCACTCCCTCTTGGCTCTTGAAAAAATATCTTCCATTTTTAAAAATGTAGAGATCTCTGTACTTACCTCTCTTCATTGCTATCTTGACTGCTTCTCTTGATTTACCTATCTCTTTTGCAAATTCTGATCTGCTTATCGTATATAAATGTTCGTCTGTTTTCATATTCAGGGTAAATCTGTTACCTTTGTTATGTACCCAATGTTCCCACCGGTACTGCACCCAGTAATACTATGAGAGGCGTGAGAGATAAAATGTTAATTATCCTTTAAAAAATAATAGATCTCTCAATCTCTCAAGTCTCTCAAGCAAATCTATTGAAGTTAAAAAGAATAGTTTAGTGAAGCTTCAACCTTAAAAAGAAGTATATAAAACAGGTTGAGAGAATGAGTGTGAGAGTGGTTAATTATTGTTTAAATACCACGCAACAAAAATTAATACTATTAAACCTAACCAACTTTTATCTAATTTTATTAAATCTCGTTCACATAAGTAATCATCATTTATAGATGGGTATAACTTATCAACTTTTGATCTTGCTTCCTCTGGAGAATAACCTTGATCAGAAAATCTTTTAAAAGCTCCAAATCTTTTACTCAATCTGTACTTTAGGTTAATATATCTAAAAGGATCAACTTTTTTGGCGATTTCACTGTCTTTTATTTTAGCATTTTCTCTAAACTCCTTGTTTAGATGAAGCTCTCCTACAAGGTGGAGAAGTGTCATTTGATATAGAGAAAACAGTTCATTTTTATTTGTTTGATTGACCTTAAAATTTTTAAGGTCATATTTTTTGAAATATTTAACATTATCTTTAGCAACTTTTAAAAAGAATTTAAAAGCTTCAAAGACTGTTACTCGACCTAGAAAATCTGGATCTTCTAAAGCTGTATTTATACCAGTCCAATATTTAGTAGGCTCATCAAATCTGAATTCTTTTTCAACGTTTTTTGGTAATTGTTTTCTTTCATAAATAATAGCTTTTAAATTTCTATCTTGATCAAATTTTTTAAGATGAGTTACTAAGGCATCTCTGAATGGGAATGTTTTTAGATTATCCCAATTATTAAAAAAATTATTAGGATGATAATTTTTATCTCGCTTCATTTAATCTAGAAGGTTATTTGGATTTCTGTCTTCTATAGTATCCATAATTATATCTCTAATATTTTTGATCCAGTTTTTTCGATCTCCTTCTTTAAGCTTTTTCCATTTTTTTTTGTATTTATCTACAACAGCGTCAGTTTTGCTTTTCGTAAATCTAGCAAACATATCTTTTATAATTAATTGCATTTCTCTATTAGTCTCTGAAATCAATTCATACGCCTGTTTTCTATAATTAAAATCAACTGAATCTTTTCCTTCAATCATAAGTAACTCATTCATCCCTTTTAAATCAGAATGTTTTTCTGATATGTGGTTAAAATAAAGTTCTATAGAAAAGTAGTTAAATAATAACTTTTCATCAGGTATCTTTTTTATAAATTTCTTTTTTTCTGCATGTTCGACAATATATTCCTGACATCTTCTATGACCTAAATCTACAATGGCCATTAGAATTTTGTCATCAGCTTTCATTTTAAGAATTTTAGTGACAAACATATTCACAACGCCTTTTGCAAAAGATGCACTTCTAAATGCTTTTTTATCAAAGTTATTTTCTACAGCGTGATAGTTCCATTGCTGTTCCGCCTCTTCAATTATTAGATAGTTGATAATATCTAAATGGTCAGTCGGATTTAATTTAGTTTTGAATAAGCCAAGCATTAAATCTTATTATTTAACCATTTATTTTTTTCCCATTATAACTGGCCCAACAAACTCCAACAAAGGCTTTATACATTTTGTTGGTTCCATCTGCATAAAAATCTTTTGCTCTTAGTACATAAGTTGCAGAGTCAAAATTAACATTGAAATATTTTATTTGTTTGTATGAAGCAGAGGCTTGTGGGGGATATAGACTCGTGAGTTCAAAATTATAGACAGAACCGTCTTTTGTTAAAGATCCATTTGTTATTTTGCCATTTTGTGTCCAAAGATGAGGGTAAGTTGTTTTTTCAAAAGATGAATAGTTATACTCATTGTTTCGTATAATAAATCTTTCGTCTTTATCTAAATGAATAACAAAATGCTCACCTTTCTCTTTACTAGGACCACACATATAAACTTCATTGAATTTAAAAACTTTGTCAAATGATTGAGAATTCCCTTCAATATTAAAGATGAAATAAAAGAAGATAAAAAATAAGGTAAATTTTTTCAAAGATCTTTCCAATGTTTATTATTTTTTTTCCACTTATTAACTACCTTTTCTACTTTCTTTTCTTCCTCTGGAGTGAAAACATAATTTGGATGAATAGTAATGTCTAAGGATTTAACATATTCCCAGCCTTTTTCATCTGCTAACGTTTGAGAGGCTTCTTTTAGAGTTCTGCCTATTCGAATGTGATATGATATCCAAGACTCATCATTTAAATCATCTAATATTCTTCTAATTGTTGCAAGGTATTCAGGTGTATATTTTCTTACATCTTTTTCTGCTTCACTTTTAAATATACCAAACATTAAATATTACTTTTCCTAAAAGTTATTACAAAAAAGAAAGCACCTATAAAATATGATCCAAAAGATAAAAAACCAGGAAAAAGAAAATAACCCAGTACAAAAAAAGCTATGCCACAAGTTATTCCAAACAATTTATTCATTTATTTTTCTTATTAAAATTTAATTAAACTTTAATCCTTTATTAATATTATAAATTTCTGCTCCATTATTCAATTTATGTATCTTATCAACAATACATCTATCACCATAATTAACTATTTCTTGGAATTTTGATCTTTCACCTGGTGATGGCTGACCACCAACTAGACATCTTATTTTTGTTCTGATTCTTGTAGCTTTATCTTCCTGACCATTAATTAGAACACCTGGTTTATTGTCATTATAAATCTCTTTAGCTAAATGCCCACAAACAACAAACCATCTAAATATATTATCATCAGTTTCAGTATCCCTCATTGTCTCTCCAGTTAATTCTAAACTTCTAGTGCAAACATTTACTTTGTGTTCCTCAAATGTTTTTGACCATTGGAAAAAACCACCAAAATATAAAACTGCAAATATAGTAATCACAGGAATTAACAAACCAGGATTAACTAAAAAGATTAGAATTTTTTTCATCACTAGGCATAAATGCCTGTATCTAGTAATTTAACAACTTCTTTTGGAAGATGTTTTTTATAATTAAATTTTTCACACAAAGGGAAACATCCGTGTAAATATTTCCAAAGTTGAAAGCCTTTTTCTCTTGTATCTGGAAAACAAATCATACCTATTGCACTTGTAAATAAACCTTGAGACGCAAGAAGCGGAAGAGGACCATAAAGCAAAAGGTCCACTGGTATTGCCTGATGCTGTCTTCTTATGTTTTGTAAAATTAAAAAAGTATGATCAAAAAATAATAGCCGTTCTTTTTCAGATAACATTTCAGGTTTTTTTAAAGCTATTTTATGAATTGGTTTTGCAGTTTTAATGTCAAATTTAACATAAAATTGAGAGAGACTTTTAAGAAGTGCGTCATAGTTTTCAACATAATCTACAAGCCCGTCCAAAGCGGTTGCAAAAGTCATTCTATCTGCTTCTTTTTCTTCTTCAGTTTGACCACTGTGAGCAATGTTTAATTGGCTATCTGTCAATTCATTGATCCTACTAACCCAGTTTCCCTTTTGTGATCTAAAAAGAGGTTTAACAATTTTATCTAAAAAAATTCCCATTTAAATTTATCCCATTGAAGAAATTAATGCTCGTTTAAGAATAAAGCCACCTATTATGCAGGCCAAATAACCTTTTTCATTTCTAATTTCTTTTTTAAAAAGTTTAAAAATAATAAAACCAACTATCCAATAAATTGCTAAAAGAATTGCTATTACAACGAAGCTTTCAATTAAAGACTCGCCTCTCGTTTTCATGCTTTAGAATATAGCCGACAAGGTTGTGGTTATGAAAGCGAAACCTAGTAGCCCCATAAAAAAAGGATAAAATTTGTCATCAAATGTTTTTTTGAATTTAAATTTATTTCTAAACACACTGTTAATCAAAGTAATTACATAAGGAGTTAATATCGCTCCAAAACCATAAGCTACATTTTTTCCAGAAATAAAACTAACAGCAACAATATAAACTAATGAAATGATAATAACATTTTTAGTAGTTAAAAATTTTTTAAATTTAGGGTTTTGTTTGGCTATATAAATTCCTAAATATCCAGATCCTAATAATACACCAATTACAATTGCTAAAATTATAATCTGCCATATGCCTATACTCATCTTTATTCCCCCTATTAACTAAATCCTAACAAAATTACTTTATAAGATCAAAGAAATCATCCAAACTTATGACAACTAAAGGTTCTCTTGAATTCATTTTCATTGCAATTGCTGGGATTAACTTGTGTTGACCTTTAGAGGCCTGTTTGTACCAATCATAAACAGTCTTCATCTTGGACTGGTTTTTGCACTCAAAGTTAACTCCAACAAGCTTTCTAGCCACTTTAGATAACACTACATCCGGCCCAGTTTGTCCGTGTTTTGCAGTTACAATATCTCCAGGTTTTAGATGTGGAAATGACTTTAATATCTTATCTCTTACCAGGTTTTGCAGAAGCGCTGACTTCCGTTTTTTACTCATTGGGGTCATTAGCAAATATCCTTTTTATTAAAGTGAGACTCCCATAGTTCGGTCTCTGAAAGATCACTATTATAAAGACCATCACGCACCTCTTTAATGTGCATTAAATATAATCTCTTCTTACGACCATCTTTGCTATTTTTAGCCTGTTTGGTTAATTCTCCATTTGGCCATTTGGTAGCTTTTTCTTTAAGGAAGTTCTCGAGATCAGCCATAGTGAAATATACATTTTTAAATAATTCGGATTTTTTCATAGCTCTAAAGCAATCCACCTTGTGTATGGTACCGGTATAACGCCAGTGTAAGAAGTCATCTTTACCTATTGCTTCATTATATGATGCAAAAGGAAACTCCTCATTATCAAAAGCATCTTCCATCATTACATAGAAGTCATCTTTATTAGCTTCAATCAATAACTCCTTATCAGCAGTTGATGGTGCATCCCTAAAAAACATTTCTCTATCGTAAGCAACTTCATTTAAAAGGTGCCACTTAAAGTGTGAGGGATTTTTTATTGTTTCTAAAATATCTTTTTTATAGTTTTCATTCTGCAACATCTGCACCACTTGATCTTTATGTCTTTTGATATGTATTACAAAGGATCTCCGGTCATACTCTCCTATGTGAATAGGTGTTTTACTATTAGAGAACACAAAGAAATTACACAAATTAGGTATCTCTATTTGAGGTTTATTTTTTGGGTTAATAACCAAGTTATCTTCTGTAATTAGATCTTTAAACTCATTAGATAGTTCTTTTGTTTTAGCAGTATTCTTTTGTAGGACTACCTCATTCAAAAATATAAGTTGTTTCCCCTCTACAATAGTTGAGTGTGTTCCGATCATTTGTGAAAACTTTACATTCGGACTTACATTTTTAGGACCAAATAAGCTCTGACAAATTAATGAAAATAATTTCTTTCCAACTCCCTCAACTACAGAATGGATAATTACATACCATTGAATTTTAATTCCATAATGCAATCTTTCTGTTTTGGCATTTAACATAAAGGCTAATACTTGTTTAATGATGTTCCAATTATCCTCACCAAGTAACCAACTGTAATATTCATTCAGTCTGTCAACATTACCTTGTATGGCCTCTACTTCTGGATCTTCATATATATTTAAGTAAGTTCCAGCAGGTAGACCTTTAATATCTCCATTATTGATGTGCGCTATACCAGGATCAAATCCAGCGTGTGTAAAATAACTTCTAAGCTTAGTTAATTTAGTGTCTTTTAATAACTGATCTGACATAGATCCTTTTTTAACTTCGTGTCTCCACCAGTCATTAATTTGTTCTTTAGACTTAAAGGTTTGTGTCTCTACTTCATAAAAATCTGTTCTTGATTGAACATAATAATGATTATTGAGTACACTATCTGTAATGGCGCTAAACCCTTTTGCGTCTAAACAGGGCTCAACCTGACAGATCTCTTTGATCCATTTTCTCTGTGCATTTAGATACCATTGTTCATCCATTTTGCCTTTGGCTACAGATTTCTCAACTCCTTTAATATAATTCTGCAACTGTTGCTGATCCAATGGTTCATCCAGTACCTTATTTAATTCCTCAAGTGTTACATCACAGTCATATAAAGTTTTATATAATTGGACTGTTAAAAAGGCTTTATTTCTACCCCCACCCTCTGCACCGGATAACGCTCCAACAGAAGCAACTACTGGAAGATGCTTTCTATATTTATGTCTAAAGAAAAATTGCTCTAAACTTAAAGGTCTTCCATCGGGTGTATAAAGTTTGTCATGTTCATAGTGATATGGAAGATATAACCATCTGCCGACCTTGCCGGGCTCATTAGGTACGGTTGGACAAGTTGCGTTAGTATCACACTTTATTAATAACTCTTTTTCTATTCTTGCCTCAAGCTCCTTAGCTCGTTCGTGAGCTTCTTCTATATCCATAGGCTCATCTAGAAATTCTATTACTCTCCATTTTTTATTGGGTGTTTGAAAACAAAAATATTGCCACCCTAATAATTTCCATATGGTAGGACAGAACACGCTAGGTTTTATTTTTTTATCAATATCAATTCCAATCCATTCAACTTCATTTGTATCCTCAATTAATGGAGATCTACCACAAAGTTTCTTTCCATTTAGATGGTCTTCTATAGGAATCATTCCAGTTTTTTCAGTTGTTAGCTTCTCTTCTGTAACTAGATTATGATGATAGCAATATCCGTATTTGGTTGTTGCACCATTAAATATTCTTAAAAAGGTTTCTGCATTATTCATTAGTGTCTCCATCTTGATCTCTCTTTTTGATTTTATAAATGTGTTTTACTTTTCCACTTTCCAACAATTTATGTTCTTGCTCGAATTCATACTCTTTGTTGTTTTCGGGAAGTCTGTCGTTATGTTTTTTAATATCTATACCAAGCTCTTGGGCAAACTTACCCATTGAGTGTAACCCGTTGTAAGCTCTAGTAAGCTCAATGTTAGCTTTGTGAAGCTCTTGATTTTTTTCAAGACAATCACCAAGACTTCCATAGTTTTCTGCAAGTCTCTCTCCAAGTTTATCTAGAGCTTTGTTTTGTTTTTTTATGTGGTTGTGTTGTTTGATGACCAGCCTATGTAGTTCCTTATAACCAACATAGTCGTGTTCACAGGTAGCAAATTTACGCTTTGTATCTTTTGTCATAGTTTTCTCCGTTAGTCTCTCCGGATTTAAAACTATGATCTATTAATCTCTCTACTGTTTTTGCATTAGATAATTTTTTGTCTTTAACTAAAGAAACAGAAAGTTTCGAAAGTTTATCCATAGTATCATTCCGTAAAGAGATCGATTTATAATTATATTTACAAGTCATTATTTTCTCCTCTTGGTTTATTTGGTTCATAACTTTCTACCTTTCTAATTTCTTCATTTTGAAGCTCTGTCAATCGCTCTTGCACTTTATCTAAAAGTTCTTGCAAAGAGTTTGAATTAAAGATCTGACCTCTGATCCCATACAAAGTTGACAATTCAACATTATGTGGGAAATAAAATTCAGCAATATTTCCGGTTTTAATTTTCAATTTGTCGCTCATTTGTAATCTAATTTTTTTCATCAAATAAAATTCTTATAGTAAAAATCAGCTATACCACCTGTGCCAACTGTTTTTCTTAAATTTGAAATTCTTGTTTGTTTTTCTGCATCAGCAAATTTTTTAATTTGTTCTTCTATTGGTACATCTGGTACCTTTGGTAATTCTAAAGGTTCTGGTAGTGGTGCAGTATATGTAGGCTTTGGGGGTTTCTGTTGGGACTTATGTTTGCCTATAAGTTTTAACTCATCATCCCCTAGCGTTGGTCTTACTTTTGGATCTTTATAATATTCTCTAAGTGTTTTTCTCATTTCTCCAGCCTGTAGACGATCATCTCTGTCTTTAGGGTTTTTTGCTAATTCCATCATTGCTTCCCAAGTACTCATAGTTTTTTTCTGGTTAGATGGATAAGAAGATGGATCTGTATTATCGAATTTTTTAGGTCTCTTTATTTTTGCATCAAGCTTAGCTCTTTGTTCCATTGTGATAATATTCTTATCGTCATAGTGAGCTGGTTTTGGGCCATCATCATATTTGTGATGCAATCTTTCAATTCGTTCACTAAAATTTTCAGTACGAGGTTTAACAAACTTATTCATCAAAGGCTCCAAA